ATTTCCGATGACGTTGCCTCGAGTGTCAATGCTTTGGACGGTTCCCGTGATGTTGCTCGATCCCGAGATGCCAGTGAGACCCGCTCCGTTGCCAAAGAAGAACGACGCGGTGACGTTTCCTCCCTGAAGGATCACGTTCCCGACGTTCCCCGTGGTCGCGGTAATATTACCTCCCGCCAACGTCACGTTCCCGATATTTCCAGAAGTCGCGATGACGTTTGCCACGTTAGCATAACAGATGCCTGTAAGACCTGCTCCGTTGCCAAAGAAGAACGACGCGGTGACGTTTCCTCCCTGAAGGATCACGTTCCCGATATTTCCAGAAGTCGCGATGACGTTTGCCACGTTAGCATAACTTCCTATCACGTTTCCTCTGACGTCCAACGATGCTACACCGGGTAACGTGCTCGTCACACCCGTCAAACCAGCACCATTTCCGATAAAGTTTGTTGCCACGATATTTCCAGATACGTTTACCTGGCCTGTTCTGATCCACGATCCCGTGACGTTTCCCGTAACATCCAGAGAAGCCGTTGGTGGTAAAATGGCGATGACGTTCGCGATGACGTTCCCTGGAACAATGAGATTTTCACATACGAGATTCCCTGGCAAGCTCATGTCACCAGTATCCGAATTTATCCATCCATATTTGAGTAGATTATTTTTGAATGTGCTTGATGCCATTCGTGTTCTTTATTTACTATTTTATTTTATTTATTAAGACGTTCACATCGAGATAGACGGTTGTATATATATAAACTTGATATTCAATTTGCATATGCGAGACCTGCCATTCCCGACATCACACGAAGAATATTGTAATTGAGAGCGTACACTTCGACCGCGTTTATATTTGCGGTAATTTCGTATGTCTGAGCCTCCGTTGTAAACGTACCAGGTGGTACAGGAAAAGGTAGATTTGCTTGTTTTGTCTTGATAACGAGAGTTGCGTTGTCTATTCTCGAAAAGTTCAGCGTACCGCTCGTGTATGTCGTATTGACATTCAGTGTATTGTTCATACCGAAATGATACGAATATATTCCGGATGACGTAAAGTTGCCGTTTTGTGCCAACCACGGTTGTGCGTTTTTGAAGTACTTTCCCGGACGTTCCGAAAAGCGTTCTCTTCCGTTCAGTTGAAGCACCGCCGAATAAATAGGTGCGGCCGTGTTATCATCCGTCTCACCTCCGAGTGCCGTGAATTGTCCGGGGTATCCGGGTTGAGTCGTCACCCACGTGATCATCTTCGTGGGATGATTGAAATTCAGAGGAATGCTATACCGCAGAATAGCAGAATTGCTGAACTGAATGCCCATGCTTTGATATTGCAGTTGTGTGATGAGGTATTCGTGCGGGTTCTGTGCGAACCAAATTCTTTCTGGACTGTCGAGAAAAACGTAATCGGCGTACAATTTCACGACCGGAGGAATAGACGTGTCCACTCCGTTCATCTCCGAGGCGCTCGCAAAATCAAACTTGAGTTCGACTTCGTGGTACTGTAAGGCGATGAGAGGCAAGGCGAGTTGCGTATTCACGTTGGAAAAGAACAGAGGAATGGGAAAGAAAAACGTTCTCTGCTGCCCCTGAACTTCGTTTCCGAAATCCACGGCATCTTGATACGATTGCAACTGCTTTGCATCATAATACAGTTGCGTATATGCTCTGTTCCAATTCGAGTACAAATAATCGATCTGCTGGCCTCCTATCTTGAGCTCGATGTTTTTGAAAAGTGCCTCCGCAGGATAGTATGCATTTCCGGTGCCACGTGTCAGAGTGACCTGTGCCATGAGACCGCATATAAGATCGCCCGAGCGTGACAACGTGGCGGTTGCCGACGATCCGTAATTCACGTCACCGGCAAGAGTTTGTTGTATGCTTTCTATCGCACAGTTCGTATTTCTCATATATTTTTGTCTCCAGATGGATTGCTGTGGCTTTCCCGTGAGATATACGTCCTGGGCACCGTAGGCAACAAGCTGTGCCAATCCGCCGCCGGATGATGACATTCTTTATCTATTGTATTATTTTTTTATTAATAAATATTTATCAATAAAAATGATAATGATAGCAGCAGCAGCATGCATTGCGACAGGCATTTTCATGTCGTGTCTACGAAGAAAAGCACGGCATGTAAAGATAATGTACAGACGTGGTTCCTGGGTAGTTCTCAAGAACGAAAACATCACAACAGAGTGAACGAGCCGTCGTCCATGTACATGTCGATCGGCAAGAACCGGATGGTGCGTATTTCTTCGCGTTTTTTGTAATCGATTTCGTCGTCTCCGTAAAAATCTGCCACAAGCTGATCGTCACTCTGAGCTGCATAGTCAGTAGGATCGATGATAACGGTATCGTCCTCTCTATCCTGAACGACGGCCTCAGTTTCGTCGACGTTATGTGCAACGCCCGCGATCGTGTCCGCTATCTGCATGGGAGTTTCATAATAATTGTCAGGCATGTTGTACATTTCCGTCGCTGGCGTCGTTTCGGTATCAACAAGAACGCCTGCGTCTCCCGCGCTGCACGTGGAGCAACCGGAAATTTCGGTATCAATAAGCACGCCGGCGGCACCGAGAGAACACGTGGAGCATCCCTCGTACTCATTGTCCGTGTTATACATCATGTTCATGAGGACGACGACGGCGATCGCGATCACGATGAATATCCAATTATTTTTCACAAACTCGACGACCCTTTGAATCATTTACAGTATAAAATATTATTTTTTATGCGTCACAGTTTTGCCAAGATCAAACGTCCTCATTGTATCATGTCGGTGAACAGTTTCACGAGGGCAAAGAGCGTCCCACCCCATATAACATCAATAATCGCGGTCTCGAGTTTCCAATTGGAGAATAACGCGTAATTCGTGAAATCGTATATCGCATACGCCAACGAGCCGAGCAAAAACGCCTTGACGAGCGTGAGATCGTTTCTGAAAGTGAAGAACAGCAGAGTCATCGCGACGTACGCGACGATCGCGCCGAGCGGTCTGACGATCATCGGACTGCGTTGAATGTTCTCCGTCATCTTTGAAAACGACTTCCCGGCGACGAGAGATATCCATACAGCGTCGATCGCGATCATGAAGAACGCGATCTTTATGAGAGCGCGTATATCGACGGAGTTCATTTTTATTATTTGATTATATTATAATCCTATGAACTGCTGTTACGTGTGCAAGAAGAAAGTAGGGATCCTGGGGTTCGCATGCCAGTGCGAGAAGACATTCTGCGCGAGTCATCGGCTTCCCGAGGATCACTCGTGTCCGACGTTGGTAGTCAAAAAACCCGTCGAGCTCGTAAAGGTCGTCGCAGACAAGGTAGTGGGACGTTTATAACTTTATAAAAACCCGTTGTCTTTGTTCGCGGTCGTGATCTTGTCTAGGTAATCGCCGGTGTGCTGTTCCATCTTGTCGAGCGTTGCCCTTGCGGCGTCCGGAACAGCGTTGTGATACTTCTTCGGATTGCTTATTCGCAGCTTTGCGGCGTCCGACACCGACATCTTGACCCGATTCGTGCCTCGGTGTTTTTCCATGAACGTGTCGACGCTCGGATCTGGAGATCGTTGACACAGGGCGTCGATGGCCTCGCACGTGTATATCTTCGCGGCTTTGCTCTTCGGTATCACGCGTTCGCTTCCGTCCGGAAGCTTCTCTATGATCTTGTTCTTGCGCTCGATGAGAGCCCCAGGAGTCACTTCGGGCCCCCTGATGGTCATCAGCAACTTCCCCGGCATCTGCATGATCTGCGGATCGGATCTGTAACCTATTCCGTTCAGCGTCTCGAGATACAACACGAAGTCTTCCTTGGTCGTGTGCTCCGGAAGAACCAGATTGATATTGTTCGTGATGCTCTGATCGATGATACATTGATCCCCGGTGGTGTTATTGTTCGTGACCCCACTGGCTTTGGCCAGTGCCTCCAGATGATCGGTTTTCGTAATCATCTCTACGGATGACGCAGTCATCTCGTGGCCACAGTCTACTTTTCTATGTTTATTTGCATTGCTTTTATCATGTGTCTCATATCCACAACCACACAAATGAACAGTGATATTATATGTTTTCATTGTATGAAATAAATTAGTATATTATTTAAATTGTTTTTACGACTACCTAGTAGTAATTCACGGCTCTTTACTAGGTAGAAAAAAATCTTTTTTCTTTTTTTGAGATTAGTTTTCTAAGAAAACTTTGAGTATTTATTCAAAGTGTGTATATTTCGCCTGGTCGAACGAGGTCTGCAGCTTCCACGACTACCTAGTAGTAATTCACGGCTCTTTACTAGGTAGAAAAAAATCTTTTTTCTTTTTTCGAGATTAGTTTTCTTAGAAAACTTTGAGTGTTTATTCAAAGAGTGTATATTTTCCCTGGTCGAACGAGGTCTGCAGCTTTCACGGTTCGTCTTCATCGGGACGGCAAAATGACTGTTTTGGTCTTTGAGCAAAACGTCGATATATTTATCGACGTTTTCTATAAACATGTGTGGTGATAAAAAAACGATAAAAAAATAAAAATTGTATTAATAAAGAATGCCCGGAGCCATATCGCAATTGGTTTCCTACGGTGCACAGGACGTCTATCTCACGGGAAATCCTCAGATCACGTTTTTCAAGGCTATATATCGTCGATATACGAACTTTGCGATGGAATCTATCCAGCAGGCGATGGACGGCACGACGGATTTCGGGAAATTTCCGACGTGTACGATTTCACGGAACGGCGATCTCGCGGGTCCTATATGGATCGAAGTCACGCTGCCATCGCTGCTGGGGTATAATATAACTCCGACTCCGCCCGTTCAGTACGGCAGCAATATAACCGCGAATGCGTCGAACGTGCTCACGATGAGCAACGTGTTCACCGATCCGAGCGGAAACTACTGGCAGACGTACGATGCGGGTAATAATCGATACAGTAACCTCATCGCTGCGTACAGCAACGTGAACGGCTTTTATTATGCGAGCGCAAACGTGGCAAATATTTACAATACGTCTCAGTATTCCGGAAACATTTATACGTGGCCGTACATGGTCGCCACGCCTAATTTGTCGTACCCGTCCATAAACAATTTTTACATTCCGACGGCAAATTTGCGATATGTCAACGGCATAGGTCTCGCGTTGTTCAATTCTATCGAGTTGCAGCTCGGAGGTCAGCGCATCGACAAGCATTATTCGAACTGGTGGGACATATGGTCGGAGCTCACGGAAACCGCCGAACACCTGGAAGGATACAACACGATGGTCGGCAGGTACGACCCGACGTATTACAATCAGAACTGGGACATTACACAGGCGCAAGGAGGCACGTACTATGTCCCTCTGAAGTTTTGCTACAATACCAATCCGGGTCAGTATTTACCCCTCGTCGCCCTCTCTTATCACGATATCAAGCTCAACTTCGACATAAACAGTTATTTGAATTGCGTTAAATGCAACTACCCTGTCACGAGCTTGACGTCTATGGTTGGGTCGAATCCGTTGAGCATCACACAGTTCAAGTTGTACTGCGATTACATATTCCTCGACGCTCCCGAACGCATTCGCATGTCGGAGATCCAACACGAGTACCTCGTGACGCAGCTTCAATTCCAGGGGTCAGAACCGGTGACCGCTCCGAGCGCGCCGAACGGGACGACCAACCGGAAGTTTACGTTGAACTTCAATCATCCCGTCAAATGTCTCATCATCGCGTATCAGGCGGCAAGTGCTTACGAACAGGGAGACGCGGTGAACGGGAACGATATTTTCGATTATCAGATCCCTGGGAACACGTCCGCAGAAATCATAGAGTCCATGACGCTCCTCATCAACGGAAGCGAACGTTTCAGCGCTCGCCCTGGTGCGTACTTCAGATTGGTGCAACCTTACCAGCACAGTTACCGTGTTCCTTCCAAGAGCATTTACCTGTATTCGTTTGCTCTGGAAGACATCGACAGCAAACAACCGAACGGATCCGCAAACTTTACTCGTTACGATTCTGCCCAGTTGCAGATGGTTTTGAATGCTAACTTGCCGTCTGGTCAATTCCTCATTTATGCTCCTAACTACAACATCCTCCGCGTCGCGGCGGGCATAAACTTCACCTGTGCCCAACAGCAAGCTGCCATAGAATGTTCCGAGAACAAACATTCATGGATAAACAGTGTAATGTCTCGGTTGAATCGGATATACGATTCGATATATAACTTGCTAGTGAGATCATTGTGATCTTGCAACACATTCAATTTGCGGGAAACTCCTAAAGCTTTGTTTTCGATCCTCATTTTGAAAGAAATGAGCGGATACTCAGGGTAATGACCTCGAGCGAAATAACAACAAAGATGATACAATGGACAATCCGCAGCGACTCTTCCTAAGGACGCTATGCCAGTCTATGGAAGACCGTTCAGAGAGCAGAAGGGTGTGGGTTCGAGGAGTTTGGCAGACTCCGATGAGAGCTTAAGGTGTGCTCCGACTTTAATAGAAATATTAAAGAAAGTCCTTGGGGTGGACTTGCATTTGCAAATTAATCATAAAACCATATATATCCTGCTCTGCATTTTTTAGTTCCATTAGATTTTATACTCTGTGATATTAATTTATGTTGTCTCATTGGCGAGACTTTACCACAAGTTTCTTTTGCCGCCTGTGTGATAGAAACATAACTCATTTTAACACCATCTAAATTAATGTAATACACACGCATCGTCTTCGCTATCCGTCACTTCTTCCCCACGAGCTCGTCTCATTTTTCTTTCTTTTGCGCGTTTTTTCTTTTCTTGTCTGGATAACTCTCGAGGGGCCTCCTTTATTTTGTGAGTGTTTCCGAGTGCGTCAGTGTACTCGGTCTCTCTCTTCACTTCTATCTTGGACATCTCCAAGGGGGCGGTTTGGCCAGTAATCTCAACTTTTCCGTTTCCTACGGTCCACATCTCGGAGCACACAGATTTCACGAATTCTGTGCTGTGAGAAATGACGACGACGCCTCCTCCGAAAGATTCTAGCGCCGATGAAAGAGCCCCCAAACTCTCTCTGTCTAGAAAGTTTGTCGGCTCGTCGAGTACTATGACGTGAGGATGTTGCCATAACGCGGCTCCTATGACGAGTTTTACCTTTTGCCCCCCTGAAAGACCTCGTATCCTAGAGTGTGTCGTGAATTCCGGGTCCAAACCGAGGTCCGTCATATGTTCTTCTATGTTTTTGGCTGTCAGGGGTCTTCCTAAAAGCCCGTTAGAAGCGGCGTCCTTCGCATCGATGTCGTTGAGAAGTTTTTGGAAACCAAGATTTTCGAGTGTTTCACGAGACATCCAGGAAGATTTTTCTTCATTTTTCCATAAAACTTCGTATTCGTACGTACGTTTGAATTTTCTTTTGCCTTCTATACGGTCTAGATACTTTTTGACGCCGTCAACTATTTTGACTTCGTACATTTTTTCAATATCTCCTGCCTGTCGGTCGGATCTGTCGACGGCTTCTAAGTCCTGTCCACTCGCATATCTCCATTGAACGTATTGGTTTGGGGTCATATCTAAGTGATTTTCAATATGATGGAACGCGTGTTGTGCGACATATGCCATTCTCATATTTGGATGCTTCCACACCGTACCTGACGTTGGCATCATTTCTCCTGTAAGAACTTTTATGAGAGTAGACTTTCCTGCCCCGTTCGGTCCAGTAACTCCTATTCTCGAGTTCATAGACACCTGTGAGTTCACTCCTTCAAAAATGAACTTACCCCCAGGATAAGCAAAAGATACGTCACGCAGTTTCATGATAGCACGATCTTTCGATGTGATACCCTCCAGAAATCCAGGTTCTGGAAACGTCCACTTCGTCGTCGCATCTTTTAGGTCGTAGTACGCGGCAGCTTCTGGTCGTTTTTCGACAAAAGAAGAAAGATTTCCCACGTGCTTGGTGAGTTTCAGATTCTTTTCATAGTGAATGATCGCGGAACAAACCTTGTCTAAAAACCCAGAATCGTGAGACACGATGAGAGATGATACGTTTTTTAGATTTTTCAAGTACGATGCGAGCCAATCGACATTGGCAACATCGAGATGATTTGTCGGCTCGTCCATTAGTAGCACGTCCGCGTTTAAAAGAATCGCACGAGTGAGCGCGAGTTTCATCTTCCACCCGCCAGAGAGTGATTTGATAGGCGTTTTACGCATTTTTTCATCGAACCCGGTGGACTCGAGACAGTCCATAATTCGTTCACGAGAGCTGGACTCGATGACTTTCTCATCTGCCATAACGAAATCGTGTACGGTTTTTTCGGACAGAGACGAGTCTAAATCGTGTTCTACGTACACGGTACGTAATGCCGACGCATCCGGAAATCCTTCTAATTGTCCATTCGCGATGGCGCGCATCAGGGTACTTTTACCAGCTCCGTTAGGTCCTATGAGACCGTAGTGATTTCCGCGTTTTATGTTGAGACGGGTGGAGTTCAAGAGGATTTTACCTCCGTACGCGAGGGAGAACTCACAATCGCACAAATCTTCCCCTTCTTCTATTTCTTTCTCTGTCACGTGTTTGGCATCGAATTCAAAAATCTCGTACAACCGAGAGACGACAGATTCGTCGACTAACGATAATAGAGCTTCTGACCACACGGATTTGGTCGTCTCCTTTGTGCGAACGAGGCAGTCTACCACGCCAGCTATAATTTCAGGATGATCTACACGGATGTTGGATACCACACTCAGAATATCATCAAACGTTCTATCTAAACAAACGCTCTTTTGAAGCGTGATGAGATACTCGTAGCAACTCGTTGCAATAGTGCGAGCTTCTGGATTCGACATACTCTCCATCGCACTTTTAACATCATCAACGAGCTTGTTTGAAAAATCGTACGAGTCAGACGGATTTTCCACGAGTTTGACCATGTTGTTGATGATGACACATGTCTTGCGTCTGACGACGGTCGTCCTGTCGACGATACCTCTGCAGAGGAGAGGCACGAGAACAGCGAGAGTGCGCGAATCCACGGTTTGGACGAACGTGGTCGCGGACAACTGATGTATGCATTCCGGTATTTTGCTCGCGTCGGAGATCGCATCGATTATATGCGGGACGAGGGGTTCGATGTCTTTGTTCCCTATGGACAGGCAACAATTGCCGAGCGCGCGTTTTGCAGCAAGTTTGACGGCCGGGCGCAGATCCAGCATGCATTCAGACAATATCGGGACGATTTCAGGAAGATAATGCGACACTTGATCGGGATTTCCCATGGCGACAGAGGATAAAAAGTCGAGAGCCTTTTCCTTCGTCGACCACTTCACGGATGTCTGGAGAGGAAGAGCGAAAAGAACGTTCCGAAAGAAGCGACTCGGAAGTTTGGGAGGACAAACCGAGGAGACGCCGGTGACATACGCTATTACATCGGATATATACGACGTCATTTATACCGCATCTTCTTTTATTTGCGATATTTTTACATTCGCAGTTTATTTTTTAATATTTTTATATTAATAATGACTCCAAAATTACTGTCGTCCGTCGTGGCCGCTCTTCAAGGACCTGCCATGCAAAAGTTCGTCGCAAAGTTGACGAGCAGGGCCGTGGTCGCACCCGTAGTTTATTCTTTGTTGTGCATGACGGTGTTTGCGTTGGTTTACGGACTCATAGGGTTCAAAAACTTGTTTCAAACCGACGACAATAACAAGGACAAGAACTGGGAAAACAGTATTAATGCGAGCGTCATGTTGCAATCGAACGCGATGGGAACGGTAACGCCGATAAACTCCTTGGGTACGTGGCTTTATACCGCTCAAGTTCTCGTGGGCTGGATGTGGTTCATGGTAATCACCGCTTTGCTACTGTGATCACAAATAAAAATATTTTGTTATGAATATACGAATGGACGCGTATCTGTTGACAAAAGCTCTCGAACGTCCCAAAGAAACCTACGATCAGCTGATGACGACGCAACAAGGCGATACCAAAGTGGTGGTCGTCGAGAAGAAGAGCGACTGGTCGTTCGGATCGATGCTGCAATTGATCTTGTCTCTCGCGATCAGTGCGTACGCAGTGTATCTGTCGTGGCACTGCTCCAAGGGCGAGTCCATGCCTATCCGCATCATCTCCGCTCTGTTCGCGTGGTTCTTCGGCGTGCTCTATATTCTTTACTTTGCTCTTTTCAGATCATCGAGCTGCAAGTTTAATTGATACTCTGTCACGTGGTTTTGACGAGATGAGCTCATATCGTCAAAACCACTATAATTATTTTCTTTCGTGACTACATCATCGCCTCGTGTGTCATGCTTTCGTCGTTCATCCGCGTTCAAACAAAACACAAGACCGATGAGACGATCGTTCCCGTGATACAAACGACCAAAAAACTCGCGAGAAAACGAAAAGCGAAACAGATAAAACAAGCAAACCCCGATGACGACGAACTAGACTACTCCAAATTCACTCCTCTGAAGCAGCCGAAAAACACCGTCAAGCATTACGAAGACGATGAGGAAGATGATGGCTTGTTTTCTACTGTGCCAGAGGATGAGAAAGATTTCGAGGACGATAACGATATATACAAGAAACAAGATATGGAATGGTTCGAGATCATGAAGGAAGCCGGCGAGGTGACTGCTGTCGAGGACGACAGCGAAACTTCCTCAGTTTTGGAGGAGGATCTATCAATACATATTTCCACCGACATCGACGAATCTCCGTATGGTTCTGGACTGAGTTCTCCGTCGGACATTCATTCGCCATCTTTCGGTGGAGACGACGAATTTTTCTCGAGTAAACCCGTCAAACCCTTCAGAGAACCGAGGGAAAAGCCGGTGAGAGTATTTTCCGGAGTCGCGCTTTCGTCTGACGACGACTATATCCCGTGATCGTATGTAAAAAATCAATAAATAAAATGTGTTTGATTACAAATGGCGCACGAGGAAACCGACGTTCACGTGAATGATATAATCGAGGAGATCGTCCCAGTAGAGGAATTTTCTTCGGAAGATCGCGACGACGAAAGCCACAGCGACGACGAGTTCGATTTCGACGACGAATCCGGTGAATTCATTCGGGTTGACGACCTAGGGAATTCCGTGGAGCGCGTCGTCGACGTCCTCGGCGGCATTTTTGTATCTTCCGAAGGTTCAACGATTGCCGATATCCTTACAAGGATCGCCGACAGCCTCGAAAAGCACACTCAGGCAGTCGAGGCTCAGACGGCGATCCTCGAGAAGCAAAGCAAAGTTTTGTTCAAATTAGCTAAGGTGCTTGAACAGAAGAACTGATATTCGGTGGCATTGTATATTTTTTTCCAGGCTCGATAACAACGTTTTTAAGAATATCAAAGTACGAATGTTTCAGGATCTCGAGAGGATGTAATTCGAGTATTTCCTTATCGTATCGATCGTTTTCTTTCAGATTCAAACCGTGTAAAAATTTCTTTGTCGCATCGATGTTAGAAACAGTGTTTTTATTGATGCATTTCAACACGCTTTTCAGAAAAAAATGAGAATCGTACGAGTCGTTTTTTTCTGGCGACACTCTGAAATTGCCCGAACGAACGCGATGATTGTCGAGTTTTGTCGTGTGGGCATGTACGAAGTCATAGTCAATGATTACAATATCGTGATTTGACGTGGTAAAAAATAACTTTCCATTAACATCATACGAAGACGTTTTTTTGAGACTCTTTTTTACGAGTACATTGTTCGTCGAGAGATCGTTATGCCTCCATCCAGATATCAGCAATTGAGTGGACGCGATAGAGTACAGCACCTGAAACATACACGTTCGGACAAAATCGTCCGTATATTTTTTCTTCAAGAGGAAACTCGTGAGATCTGAATCGAACAGTTCCATGAACGTGACGTGGTTGTATTTTCGTTGATACGGCGAAAGCTCCTGGAGTCTCGACGCCAACAAGGGAATCTTCTCAACGAAATTTTTGATATCTCTCGAATCGTATACGTTTATGAAATGAGGGGTAATATTGTATTCTTTCATTTTCTTGGCAATCTTCGAGAATCTTGCCGAGACGGAAATCGCATCAGAGTCTTTTATCTTCTTTGCACTCTCGACGTCGCCCTCGCGCATCTTCTCCATGAAATCTCTCACGTTTTCCTCCCGGTAGTAGGAAATCTTCATCGCGAACGACAAATTCCCTTCTTTGACCATGAATATATCCGAATATTTCCCAAATCCCAATTTAGTCAGCAAAATCATCCTATTTTTATTTTTTATTTTTTTATTCGAGTTTTCACGATATCAAAAAAAAATGATTGATTACATTAAATGTCATACAAGTTATCGCCGCAACCGGGATCGGACGCGTCGCATCTCATCACGGCAAAGAGCGCGATTGCGAACGTCCCCATTCGAGAAGCTCAAGAACTGACGAAGCAAAGAGCCAAGAGGTCATTTCGTTTCGATCCGATGAAATACGGAGCGAAAAAACTGGGTGGCGGGGCGTATGGAACGGCATACATCATGCAGATCACACCGTCGTCGTTGGCAGGGCTCCAAGAAGGGCTCAGTTTCGGAGGCGGGAAGATCATAACGAGCATGCCGGCCATGGGATCGAAAGTCGTCGTCAAGATCGCGCGTCAGAACAATCAATCGGATCAGGATTTTTACAAGGACAATATACGAGAAAACATCGTGCACAAACGATTCTCGGTCGATCCGTGTCAACAGGTTCCGAGAGCGTCTAAACCGATATGTGTATCAAAGTACGTGCCCACATTTTATATGTCATTCATCGCGGGATCTCCGAGAAAACTCGAGTCCGTCACCGTCATGGCACTTGCGGGAAACATGTCGCTAGACAAGTTCGTTCGCGGGAAAAAGATTCCCGTCGACTTTTTTGTAGACGTCGAACGAGCGATATGCAGTATGTGGCTCTCCGGATACTTGCACGGCGATCTGCACAGAGAAAACATCATGGTGGACACGGCGACGAAGAAAATACAGATCATCGATTTTGGGTTTGCTCTGAAGATGCCTCCGGGATTCGTAGCCGTTTTGTCGCGAAGAATATCGAACATGATCGCGAGCGATCACCAGGGCTCGTTAGGAGACGTGTGGCTGACGAAGCCAGTCGAAGGAAAACTGAGACTTATCAATTATTCGAATCGGGTGATGAAAGGCAGAGGATATCCGTGGTATAATCCTGACTATAAGGTGCTCCAGAGTCTGTACAATCAGATTCCGAGAAACTTACGAAAAACGATACCGAAGGAACGATCTATCATTTGGGGAATAGCGGAAGTACAACCAGTTCTACCGAAACAGATCCGACAAAAGACGTCGACTCCTCGGACTGCGAGAAGAAGTTCGTCGCCGATACTACGAGCGTCCGCGGCAAAAACATACAGGACGTCGCGTCCAATTTCTTCTCGAACAATTTTGCAAAAAGAATCGCCGCCATCCCGTCCAAAGACTCCGACTCCACCGCCACCCCGCCCAAAGACGCCGACTCCACCGCTACCCCGCCCGAAGACGCCAACCCCACCGCCACCTCGCCCGAAGACTCCGACTCCACCACCACTCCGCCCGAAGACGCCGTCTCCGCCACAACAAAAACCACCTATGCCTATGTTCTCCAAAAAATCACCGACCCAACCACGCCCAAAGACATCGACCCCGCCTCGACAGAAGAGTCGAACATTTCAGCGGTTGGACCGCCCGTCATTCGAACGATCTCCGTCTCGCGTGCCGACTCCGCTCAGATCATTGACGAACGCCGAAAGAGCGGCCGTGTATAAAACAAAACAACCTCGTAATGCCGCTTTGGAAACCCTGAAAAGAAGACGCGAGGAATGTCAGCGACGTGGTTTGCAATATAACCCGATAACGAAGCAATGCTCGTCGCGGAGCACGGCCGTGTATGCAGGGTGCAGAGAAGATTGCGCACGTATAGGAAAGCGTTGCGGACCGAGAGGCAAGTGCATAAAGTTATGATTTCACGGCAAAACGACTGTCTTGGCCTTTGAGCAAAACGTCGATATAAAATAATATCGACGTTTCTTCAGACTTGAAACTATGATATTTTCCGTAAATATAAAATGTAAATATAAGATAAAATTTAAAATGATGCAGAACGATAAAGTTGCAATCCGAAAGTCGAAGATAGGAGGATATGGGGTTTTTGCTCGCAAGCGGTTTTATCCTGGCGATCTGATAGACGAATCGATTTGTCTGGTGAAGCCGAATGCCCTATGGGATAGGGCAACCGAAGATTATGTTTTTTGTCGCGGTAAGTTGACCGCGTTGCCGCTGACGGGTGGTGCGATGTTCAACCATTCTACGAATCCAAATGCACGACACGAACTGACCGGTGGAATGAAAGTGTGTCGCGTGATCGCCGTGAAGAAGATTGACAAGGACGAAGAAATTTTCATAAGCTATGGGCTCGAGTACTTTTCTTCTCGCGACATGAAGATGAATTCTTAAAAATGACACTGAGTGTCATTTGACCCCGGAAGCACCAAAATATAAATATAACAAGACCGTGTGTCGATGTCAGAATACACCATGGCAAGCAAGAAGATCACCGTCGTCGGCTCCGGTTACGTCGGCTCGGCAATGGCCGTTCTGCTGTCGAAGCATCACGACGTTACCGTTCTCGACATCGATCGAGAGCGCGTCGACGCGATCAACGATCGAAGGAGTCCCATCGAAGACAAGGACATTGACGAGTTCCTTGTCGATCCGTCTATCAACCTGCGTGCGACAACCGATAAACTGATCGCTTACGATGCCCCCGATTTCGTGGTCGTCGCGACTCCGACGGATTACGATACTGTTTCCGGATATTTCAATACTCGTTCCGTCGAGAGCGTCATCGCCGACGTGTTCGAGCACAGTCCGTCGTCTTACGTCGTGATAAAGTCTACTATTCCTATCGGGTTTGTGGAAACTATGCGTGCTAAGCACGGGAAGAATATTGCATTTTCCCCGGAGTTTCTTCGCGAGGGGCGAGCTCTTTACGACAATTTGTACCCTTCTCGTATCATCATCGGTGATGACTCGCCTGGGGCGGTTGGTTTTGTTACCATGTTGGCACATGCGTCTCGCATTCCAGACGTCTCCGTCCTGTATATGGGAGCTCGAGAAGCAGAAAGCGTCAAACTTTTCGCGAACACATATCTCGCGATGCGAGTCAGTTTCTTCAACGAACTCGATTCCTTCGCAATGAAGCACAAACTTGTGGCCTCTGATATCGTCGATGGCGTTACTCTCGAGCCACGTATCGGTAAAGGATATTGCAATCCTTCGATGGGATATGGCGGATACTGTTTTCCGAAGGATACCAAGCAGCTTCTGGCAAATTTTGCCGAAGTTCCGAATACGATCATCGGCGCCATCGTGACTTCGAACTCTATTCGAAAGCAAGTTATCGTCGACGATATTGCGAGTCGAGAGTTGTCTTCCAAGACCATCGGCGTGTATCGTCTGACGATGAAGTCTGGCTCCGATAATTTCCGCGATGCCGCCATCCTTGACATCATGAAACAACTTCGCGACCGCGGTTTCAAGATCATCATCTACGAGCCTACGGTGACTTCATACGAAGACTTCGAAGTGAATAACAATCTTGAATCATTCATCGAGGAGTGCGATCTCGTCATTGCAAATCGTATTTCCGTCAAGCACCGTATCCTTTTTGGCACGAAGCTCTTCACGCGCGATATCTTTGGCACGGACTGATTCACATCATGCTCAACAGTACGATTCTTCGTAAAATAGATGAGTCTATTCGTGTATCGTTTCTGATGACGGCCACGGTCAGATCCATAATTCTCGATCGAATAGTCGCTCTTGCTTTCTTGGTTATATGAGACATAGCATTTTCTAAGTGTTCGGGACGGATCTTATGTAAAAACTGATGGAAATATTGGAGAGGTCGAGGGATGAAATCCCACAAAGATTCTCGAACAGGTTCGTCGAGCGACAACGCGTGGCTTGCGATCCTGCACACATCCTTGGAAGATGCCGTGGACAAATACTCGAACGCGTTCGACGTGTATATGATATCTGGACACACGGTCATCATCGCTATCGTCAAGGGAATATCATGATAAAAACTCGCGATATCTATCGGTGTCATCTGTTGATTGTTTTTTGCGCGTATTGTTTCGGGAGATAACAAACCACGAATGTCTCGATGAAGGATACTCTGTTTCGGTGCGTCTAACATGGCCAGATTATGAAGCGGCGTATTTCTACTGTTGTTTTTCGCGTGTAATACGTTGTTGTTCTGTTGTGCAAAAAACGCGACGACTCCTTCGTGATTCCCGTGAACGTGATAATCATCGGACGTCAGAGCTCCGTACAGATGAAGAGGATAGTTTCCATAGGAATCCGCGACGTCTTGCTCTGTCGTATATATTTGTTCTATGATATCTCTCGAACATCCGTGCTGACACGCGATATGGAGAGGGTACTGACCTTTCGCATTCGGCCGATGCAGCGCTTCGGGATACATACGATAAACATGATGTATGACGTCCAAATTTTTTGTTTTTATAGCGGTCGACAAAGGCGTCTCTTCGTGTTCGTTGCTGATTTTATAAGCGTCGGGAAATTGATCGAATAATCGAATCATGTCCATATCGTGACTCAGTATTGCGTACATGAGCGGTGTGTTCACGTAAGGATAATCGCCTCCGTACATCAGCTCCGGGTGCATGTCGAGCGCTACCTTTGCGAGATCGTGACTTCCCCTCGCGATCGTTTCGTGGAGGACGTTGTAGCCGTTGACGTGTAATGATTGGGTTTTCATATATTCGTAAAAGGCGACCGCGTCTTTTTTGCGTATGATATCTGCGAGCTTCATTCTCACCTGCGAAAATAAAATAAAATCATTTAATAAACGTGATGACAAAATACGTGATCGTTATAGCCGCACTCATCGTGGCGGTCGTTCTGTATTTCGCTTTCTTCAAAAAGAAAGAGATGTTCTCGTTGGACTTTGTCACGAATGCAATAAACGATCTGACGAAAACGAAGCCTCGTCTCAAAACTCAGAATCTCACCGAAGCCATCGCGAACTTGACCGTCAAGGAAAATCCGAAGCCCACGTCTCCGCAGTCGGCTTTCGACGACACGACATACATTCCAGGGTTTTACAAGATACAAACGTCATTCCCAAAATTGACAAAGTGGACACCTAGAAAGTACAATCTTGAATGATAGTCATATCATGCACGTCATATGTCATTTGATCCCGAAAAATTATGTGTATATAGTGCAGGGAGAAATTTTTTTTCCTAAAATGACCATCATCAAGCCATCTGCTACAATTCCCAAAAGTTCGAGCAATGATTCTCTGTCCAAGATGGTGAAAAGTCCTAGCGTCGAGTCTTTACAGAAGATGGCAATGAAGAAAAGTCCGAGCATCGAGACGTTGACGAAAGCTGTTGCTGAAAAAACGATGTCTGCTGCCGTACAGTCTGCAATTCCCAACGACGTGGCTGGAGCCTTTGCATCTACCTTCCTCGTATATGTGTTGAAAAATCGAAAGATGTTGCAGAAACGGCCGTCGCTGTTCGTGAGCAAAAAGCTTGTAAAAAACGTGTCCGTATCGTCAGTCGGTGTCATTCTCAATAGCGATGTTATCAATCATGGTATCGATGCGTTATCCGATCACAAGGTCCATCTGGCGTCGGAAATAGTGTTGAACGCGTTAAAGATCGCGGTGTCCTGTCTTTAGAATACTTCTTCGATGATGGGCGGAGGAGATCGAGTGACTTCTGCTTCGTCATCATCCACACGTTCGGCGGTCAGCACGAGTGCGACCGTCAGAGCAGCCATCGCAGAAAACAGAATAATTTCGCCGGTCTTCATTGTGTTGTCTTGACATTTTTTTTACATCAGTTTGTCGAGCGCGTCTGTGACGATGCTGACGAGTTTCTTTTGATCGTTCGACGAAAGAACCGTGCGATCTTTTTCGACCACGAAATGAATCATGGAATCTTTGTAACGAACAAAACCGTCTCCGTGAACGAGGCAAATGGGATCCGAAAACTTCATATTCTCAAAATAAAGAACAAATTCGCCTTTGCGGCCTATAAGATCATAGATGAATGCACGGACGGCACGTTCCGCTTCTCCGGTCAGAAAAAGCGTGTGCTCGTCCTTGGACCACTGACATTCGTAAAAAGACATTTGTTCTGTATGAGAGTGCGGACATCATATATGAGTTTTGTCGATATATAATCATGTTGACAAAATACAAAAAATTAAATGTATGTAAAGATTACATTTAGATGAAAATAGCGTGTGCTCACCGTGCCAGATCTCTCGCTATCGGCTATCCAGTCACTCAAAAACGCAACTTCGAGCGCGTTATTCCTACGATACGACATAATTACAATAATGCAGGCGACGCGTTTTGCGTTAAAGAAGGGACGTTCGATCGTCATCGTCATGGAGACGAACGTCTGTTGCTCGGACGAGTGGCGGACTTGTGGAACGTGAACATGGACAATTGTTGGGGGTACACCACGCAGGGAGGAAGCGAAGGAAACCTTCAAGGTCTTTGGATCGCTCGAGAAAGATATCCGGATGGGATATTGTATTACTCTGATCAGGCTCATTACTCCATCAAAAAAATGGCCAATATTCTGAAGATACCGTCCGTCATCGTTCCGAGCGACGACACCGGAGCGATGGACGTAGGAGCACTCGAGTGTTCTATAGATTCGAGCAAACCGGTGATAGTCATCGCAAACATAGGGTCCACTTTCCTTGGTGGTATAGATGACGTGGAAAAGATAACTCACGTGATTTCCAAGGTGACCGATCGTTTATATATTCACGCGGACGCCGCGTTCTTCGGTTTCGTCATGCCGTATCTCAGACCTGGATATGACGGGTTCAAATATATGGATTCTATCAGCGTGTCGTCGCATAAATGGCCGGGCGTAACTTTTCCAGGAGGAGTCTTCATGTCTATCAAAGAACATATTGGTCACGTGGAAAACTACGAAGAAGTCATCGCTCAGCGGGACGTCACAATAAGCGGTAGCCGTAACGGACATACCGCACTTTTCCTGAACGAGTTTTTCGATACGGTCGACCTGAAAGAAGACGTAGAAAAATGTCTGATCAATGCCGAGTATCTCTTCGACCGATTACGAGAATGCATTCCGGAGAGCGAGCCATGGAAGAACGAACGATCTCCGATAGTCGTGTTCAGATCTCCTTCGCAAGAAATCAAGATGAAGTGGTCTTTGGCTTCAGTGAGAAATCGATCGCACGTATGCGTTTTGAATCATGTTACAAAAGACGTGATAGACGCATTTGTTCACGACATATCAATGTATTTTGAGCGCAGACGATCATCGAATAGACGACGCTGAATCGACGCGTCCAAATACGTTCACGTTTTTGGAGAACGCGTTGAAATTCGACTCCTGAGGCTTAGGGCCGAAGTTGAATCCGGAAAACTTGTTGCTGTCCAGGCTGCTCGCCGCCGAAGGAGTAGACGTCGGTGCAAAGGAGGTCGTAGGTGCAGGTGCGAACGAAGATGTTGTTGGGGCAGGCGCGAATGAGGTCGTAGGGGCAGGCGCGAATGAGGTCGTAGGGGCAGGCGCGAACGAAGACGTAGGAGCAGGCGCGAATGAGGTCGTAGGAGCAGGCGCGAATGAAGATGACGGGGCAGGTGCAAAAGAAGATAGAGATGCTTGTTTAGGAGTGCTTGAATTAGAATATGTTATGGGTGTCAATGTGGATATGAATGTGTCTGGTGCGGGTTTAACTTCCGAAGATGTCAAGAGCACGGAATCGTGTTGTTTTTCTTCGGTAGTACTGGTTCCCGTTTTGCGACCATGGTCTTTGACGACATACGTGGGAAGGCATTCGTTCGAGTCCGAATCTCCGCACTGTAGGAATCGTCTCATGATGAACGAATCGTATCCCACGTCGCTTCCCACCAGAACAAACGCCTCTGTTTCGTGCCGCATTCCTATGTTGCATCCTGGGACTTTGAATTCTTTCGTTCGATCCGTAGCTATGATGACGCGAACGTCGTTCACCTCGGCGTACAAGAGCTGCGGCGTCAACTTGAAGTCGATGTCG